TTAAATAAACTCTAATTTTCTTGTTTTTGTGCCTAAGGCTTCCATAGGATCGCGTCCCAAAGCACTATAAACGAATTTTCCAGTTAGCAATTTTAAAACGTCTGCAAAGGAATCTTTATTTTGATATTTTATTTTTTTATTATCTAAATCAATAACCAGATCAAAGTCTTCAATAATCTTAGGTAGATCTTCCATGTGATTTACAAGTACTTTTATTCCGTTGAAATTTTCTACCTTCATAAATTGTCTTATATATCTCCCGTCATAGCAATGCTCCACAAACTCTCAAAACCCTGGGAATCAGAGAAAATATTATCCTGTTTAACTTCAAGTCATCTAACACTTTTTTTCTAAGTGTCATATACTCACTCTTATAATCGAATAATATTTCAAATTGGTATTGACTCAATATTATTACATTATCATTAGTATATATTGCGTCTATTCGATCATCAATTGAAATAACTTCAGAAGCAACTTTTTTAAATTTATCTTGATACTTTTCGAAAAGCATACCTTTTTTTATTGCTTTTAGGGTTGCTGAATTTTTTAAATAACTTTATATCTTCACCTAGATGATTTTGTATTATTATTACATATGCATGGACGTTGTTTAAATCTCCTTCTCCGCTTGATAAAAAATCCTGAGAAGATGAAATAGCATCAATAATTTTACCCAAATCTGCCACTTGTTCACTTTTTTAATGTGTAGATTTCCTCAGGAGAGGATGCTTCAGGTGAAAAGGTTTCAAAGCTTTTGCCGTTAAACTTTTTCTTAAGATAGTTAGAAATCATCGGTAGCAACTCATCAGTAAGTAAATTAGGCTCTATATTAGTTGAATAAGCTGTGTAAAAATTTTCATTATTAGATTTATTTTTGGAAATGAAAAATATCTGTATTGATATATCTTTATCTGAGATAAATTTTAAAATTGAAGATGCTTGTTGATCGTACAGTTCAGACATATATAACTCTCCTCATCCTTTTAAAATATAACTTCATGTAATAAATAAAAACGGTCATTTTTGACCGTTTTTATTTATGTCACTTGTCGTCCTTCTTTTTCTCTTCTTCTTCCATAATGAGAAACTTTAAGAATCTTCTTACATCCTCCCGTTTTTCTTCTGGACTGATAAGTAGTCTTTAAGAAAGATCTGGGTTTCGGGATCCTCAAGTGCTTCATCTACCCTCTTATCTAACCAATCTTCCTCTTTATTTGAATATGCAGCTTTATTAGTTCTTCCTAACAGGAAGTCAACAGACACATCGAAATAGTCAGCCAGTTTTTGAAGGGTATCAGTATCTGGGGTCCTGTTCCCGTTTTCATATCCAGAGATAGAAACCTTAGTAACATTAATGATTTTCCCAAGGCCTTCTTGTGTAATGTTTTTTTCTTTTCTCAGTGAACGTAATCGTTCTCCAAACCCCATAAAATCAACCTCCAAGCCCACTTTTCGTATACTTTCAATTATAAGTTAACAGTATGCTAACGTAAATGAATTAAAAAAAAGTTAACTAAAATGTGAATAAAATGGTTGAAATAAGCTAACAGTTAACTTATAATCTAGTTAACAAGGAGTTAACAAAAGGTGGTGACGAGATGTCAGAGCGCAAGAAATTAAAAAACTACGCCTTCTTCATCAAAAACCCTTCAAACCGTTGCTAATGAAGTAGGAATAAGCAAACCATACTATTGGCAAATAGAAAATGGGGAGCGAGGTTTGTCTTATGATTTGGCTGTAAAAATAGCTGCGGTCTTTAATAAAAATCCGGATGATATTTTTTTGGAATCTGAGTTAACCTGTAGTGAACAAAAAGGGAGCGACACTTTGATTTAAACAGCACTTCTTATTATGTACGAAAGGAGATAAAAACATGATCGAAGTAAAAGTAGATCAGAAAGAATTGAAAGAGCTATACATGCAAGAAATAAAAAAGCGGCTTGATCAGTTAGATAATGAAATAACATTCTGGGATGCAAAAGAATTAAAGAGGCAAACAAATATGTCTTGGAACACAATTCAAGATAAGTTCTTTTTTGATCCTGACTTCCCAAAATTTAAGGTGGGTAATAAATGGTACTTTCCATCAGAAAAAACAAAAGAATTTTTAAATAATTGGATTGCACAACAAACGTATTAATTTAAGGGGGTGTTACATGAACATACGAAAAGAACTAGCCATAACACAAATCAGGGCAAAAGTATTAGAAGTTATGTTTTTGATCGATAAAACTAAAAGTGACAATAAAAAAGAAACAATTCAACAGTTGGAGTCAATTCTGAAAGATCTAGACGATGAAATTCAAGTAGATGATAGGGGGTATTGAATGAGATGGATGTTTACCAACAAATGTTGATGCTGGAGTTAGAGAAAATTGATTTGCGGTCCAAGTGTCGAAGCGAGCAAATTCACTTGATCATGAAAGCTTACACTTTACCAATGTATAAGCAAGCTAATTAATTTTTTTCCTCTATTCAGGAGGAACTTCTTTTTACCCACATTTGCGAAAAATGTAGTCGTAAAAAATCAAAAAAGAAAGAGGGATGATGAAATGAGTAAAGTGATGACGCTATTTGTTGATGGGAATATTGGAAAGAACTTATTTAAAAACATAACCAAAGAAGATTATCTTGAATTGGTTAACCACGAATCATTCTTATGCCAAATGGCTGAAATACATAAGAAGAATGGTTTTCTCCATGAAATGCGGATTGTTCTCCAAGAGAAGAAAAGAATTCAAGTTATTCGCATTTGTGCAAAAGCGGCTTTGGAACAAAACTACAGAAAGAAAAAAATAAGTAAAAAACCTTAAAGAATTTACCAATATTAGAAGTCAACTTCGCACTGAACTACTTATATAAGAGTAGAGGAAGAAAAATAAATAAAATCTAGCTTGTAGGAAACTTCCTCTTATGTTCATCTAAGCGCTGAATGGCAGCCAATGAACCTAAGGACGAAAAAGAGGTGAAAAGGATGAATGCACAAGAAGCTTATAATGTTTCAAAAGAGAACGTTGCTATCGCTGCTGAAGAAATGCTGACGAAAACAATCAAAACAATGTCTCAAAAAATAACAGAAGAGGCGAAGCGGGGAAAATTCACAGCGGCTATCAGCATTAACAAAAAACCAGGGTGGTTTGAATTTAATAATGACGAACGGTTAATACGACATTTTGAAAAGCGAGGATTCAAAGTTGATGTCTCAACTATAGTGTTTGAAACCCGTGTTTTCTGTAGCTGGGAAAACCCAAAATACTAAAAAAAAGTCACCTGCGGCAACAGATGACTATAGAAAACTTATATCAACGTGAGTATATCACACTCCAGGGGGATAGCAAATGAACGATTTTAATGTGAAAACCAATCTGAGTGAATCAGAAATAAACGGGTTGTTCCAAAAAGTTGAACAATTAAAGAAAGAACGCTCTGGTAAAAAAGAAATCATTGATAAAAAACAGACAAAATCATTAGCCACATCTTAAAAAATGGCAATGTGATTGCTTATAAAGAAAACACTCCTTACGTGCTAACAGTTTCACAAAAGCCCAGCCGGAAATTTGATAAGGCTCAACTAGCAACTGATATGGAAATGACTCAAAAAGAATTAGATTTTATCGGTATTGCAGAACTAGTGGAAGAAGGACAAATTACTTCAAAAAAATTAGACAAGTATTATTACGATGAACCAAATCAAAAATTAAAAGCACGCCGAGCGAATAAAAAAGATATTGAGCTGATCTTTGGTGGTAGGTCGTGAGTCAATTCTCTGAAAAAACAATTGAAAACAATATAAAAAGATACCTTGCTTCCATTGGTGCCTGGCACATTAAAACGCATGGGAATTTATTTTCAAAAGCAGGTGTCCCAGACATCTTGGCTTGCATCAATGGGAGGTTTGTCGGAATTGAAGTAAAGAAACCAGGTGGTAAGGTGAGTGAGCTCCAGAAAGCAAACATTAGATTAATTGAAAAGGCAGGGGGTGTTGCATTTGTCTCATTCTCTGTTGAAGAAACGAAGCACTATCTTACAAAATTCAATCTTATATGACTTTCAAAAAGAGCTTCTTAATAAGATTGATCCTGATTATATTATTGCTGCTGACACAGGAACTGGAAAGACAATGATGGCTTTGCACCATTATTTACGCCATACAAAAGGAGAACCTCTTTTAATAGTATGCCCACCACAAAAGAAAGCAGAAGGTGGTTGGGATCGAGAGGTAGAGCTTGTGTGTGAGAAATACGGTATTGAAATTACGTACGAGACTCTAAGCTATGGTGTCCTGGCTAAACGCTGGAAAGACTATAATGGTTGGTTTGTTGTTTATGATGAATGCCATTATATCAAGAATCCAACAAGTCAAAGAGGAAAAGCAGGAGTAAATCTTTCTAAAACATCGACTAATTTTCTTCTTTTGTCTGCGACTCCGTCCAGTAATGGGTGGGGTGACACCATTGCTATATGATCATGTTTGGCCATTACAAAAACAAGACGGAATTTAACCGGAAACATGCTATTTATGAAGATGAATTCTTTGGTTCTAATCCTGTAAAAGTAGTGAGTGGATGGAAGGACCAAGATAAATTAAAAAAAGTTGTATCAATCTTTCTCTATTAAGCTAGCAAAAGAAGATTGTTTAGACCTTCCCGGATTGGTTTATGAAGATGTGTCCTTCACGAAAACTAAGGAATATAAAACGATCGAGAAGGATCGAGTCCTAGGTGAAGAAATTTTTGATTCTATCCCTAAACTACAGCATGGTCTGAGGTTTCATGCTAATCAAAAGGACAAACTAAAGTATTCTGAAATGCTTGCAGAAGGTACAAAAGAAAACATGATCTTCTTTTATTACTATCAGGAAGAAAAAGAAGAGTTAAAAAAGGTCATGAAAAAGTTAGGAAAGACAATCTTTGAAGTTAGTGGCCAGGAAACAAACCTCCCTGATAAAAGGAAGTGGGAAGGCTTGGATAACTCTGTAACCTTAGTTCAATACATGGCAGGTGCTGCAGGCATTGAATTACAGTATTCCAACCTGGTGGTTTTCTATACTCCCACGTATTCCTTTCAGGACTATGAGCAGGCACTGGGAGAGCTTACAGAAATGGACAGACCAAAAGGTAACCGTATACCGCTATATTACAAAAGGAACTGTAGAAACAGCTATTTATAACGCTTTGAAACAGAAAAAGATTTCACTGAAGACTTATTTAAAAAGGATCTCAAGTTATGAGTAATTTAACGACTCAAGCAGGGGCAAATGTAATTGAGAAGAGAGAGTTATATGTTGGTGGATCAGATGTACCCACGCTACTAGGAATTAATAAATATAAGACCCCTTATGAGTTAGCACTAGAAAAAGTAGGACTTAAGAAATCTGACTTCAAAGGCAATGAATACACTCAGTATGGAAACGTCATGGAACCCCAGATCAGGGACTACATCAATGTAGTGAATGAGACACACTTTGTGGAAGCAACAAAAATAGGTGAAGGGATCCGCTCCAACACCGATGGGTATGACCAAGATCAAATCTGATACTTGAAATAAAACTCATGGTAAATATCCCACTCTAGAAGTCTATAAAAGTCAGATGCAGTTGTATATGTACCAATTTGAATGTGATCAAGGATGGCTAGCTTTGTATGAAAGGCCGGCTGACTTTGATGCTGAATTTGAAGAAGAAAGATTAAAAAATCAAAAAGGTAGAGCGTGATGATGCTTACATTGAAAAAATATTAAAAGAAATTGATTTGTTTTGGGGCCGGTGTGCGTTTTTAAAAGACAACCCTGGAGCAAGTGAAGATGATTTTAAAAACTTTGGCAAATCAAGTGGAGGTAAGTCAATGAATGAACTGCAGGTAAAAACTCTTCAATTTGAACCAGCAAAAGTGGAATTTAACTTTCAAGAGCTGTTTGCTACATTGGATCAAAACTTAAAGAAATACGAAGGATTAACTTTTACAGAAGATGATATACCAGAGGCGAAAAAGACAGTTGCTGATTTACGAAAAGGTAAAAAAGCAGTCGACAGCTACCGTCTTCAGACCAAAAAGAAATTAACAAAATCAGTTACTGAGTTTGAGGAGCAGTGTAAAGAACTAAACAAGAAGTTTGATCAAGTGGTAACCCCTTTAGTTTCCCAGATCGAGAAATTTGAAGAAGATCGAAAAGAAGAAAAAAGAAAACAGATTCAAAGCTTCATAGATAAGTTGATAAGTGAACAAAATATTTCTTCTGATTACTCATCAGAGTTAATCGTTGAAAGTGATTTTCTTACTAAAGGTAAATCAATGAAATCCATTAAAGAGGAATTAACCCTAAAAGCAGAAGCGCTTGTTCTTAAACAGCAAAAATTTGAGGGTGACAAAGAAATCATCGAAAACACAGTGGAGATAGCTAACAATAGATATAAAACAAACCTATTAAGCTCTGCTTATGTGAAGTTACTTCAGTACAAAGAAGTAAAGGAAATCAAAACGTTAATTCTAGATGACGCCCAAGAAGAAGTTCAGAAACGACTGGAAAAAGAATGCGAACAGGAAACGAAAACAGCTACAGTGATAAAAGAAAAAACTGCTCCGGTAAAGGATGAACAAACTTTCTTTGAAGTATATAAGGTCACTGGAACTGAATCACAACTAGATGCATTAGAAGAATTTATGAGGCAGGAACAAATTGAATTTGAAATTAAGGAGGAAAACGAGTAATGGGCTTATTACCTGAAAATAAAAAGAAAGTAGCTAAAGAAACACCGCGTAACTTTGTGATCTATGGAGGTACAATGCATGGGAAGACATATTTTACAGATGAATTTCCTAACCCTCTAAATCTTAATACAGATGGCAATGCGGATATGATCGAAACACCCTCCATTAACATTTCCCATACAAGGAATGTAAAAGGACAAATTACACAGGGTGCCAGTGACCTTATGTCTGACATTATTGTAGAGCTGGAGAGTACCAACCACTCTTTTGAAACAGTAATTGTAGATGTGATTGATGATGTGATTACTCTCTTTGAACAGGAAATAACAGAAGAGCAAAATGTTAAATCAATTGCTGATATCCCTTATGGAAAAGGTCATCAGATGATTGAAATGATGGTTCGGGTCCTAGTTATGAGATTGAAGGAACTGTCAATGAAAAAAGGACTCAATGTTATTTATGTCTCCCGCTTAAATACCATTGAAGAAAATGATGTCCAGAAGCATGTTCCTTCTTTAAAGCTCAAATGGATGAACATTGTTAACGGTAATTCTGATTATACAATTCTTTGCCGGAAGATCGGTAAAAAGTATCTACGCCAGGTAGAAAGCAAACGTAAGAATTATACCCGGGACAAAGTAGACGACGAAAGGATTGCACAGCTGCTTGATACAGTAATTGGTGCTTTTGATAAAAGTAAATCAACAAATGTAAATGAGGCCAAGAAGATAGTAGAACAGGAAGAAAAGCAAAAAGAAGTAGAACAAAAAGTGAAAGCAGAGGAACGTGCACAAGAAGCAAAAACAGATTCTCCAGCAAAAGAAGAAGCGGAAATAGAAGAAAAGAAAGCGCCACGAAGACCAGTTCCACGCCGGCGACCTGCAGTAACTAAATAAAAAATTTTAAAACAAAGGGGAAATTGATTATGAATTTAAAAGCGATGGCACAAGAAATTATGAACGAAGGCTTTGATCCTAAACAGATGCTGTAGGGGAGATTTTGAAGATCTACCAGACGGTTTATATGATGGCATGCTGACTGGAGTATCTTGGAGAGAGAATGACAAAGGCACTGAATGGCTTTCATTTGAATTTGAAATCCTTAATGAAGGTTTAGAAGGCCGAAAATACTTTGGGAACATTTTCTTCTCTAATGAAAAAATGATGCAGCTAAAACTTAAAAAAGGGCAATGAAAACAGCTGCGATTTTGGATGTTGACCTTACAATTGAAGATTTTGAGGACACAGATACGTTGGTAGAAACATTGAAAGAGGGCATAGGGAACCAATGCATGATTGACTTAAAAACAAACAAAAAAGGAACTTTTCAAAATTGGGAAGCCATGGAAGAGGCGCCATTTAACTAAGGAGGTATATTATGTTTACCTTCTATGACATGGAAGTGTTCAAGGAAGATTGGTTAATCGTTTTTGAACATGAGGGTCAGCTTACACACATTCACAATGATAAGGGAGCTCTAAAGAGCTTCCTATCAAGTGTAAGTTACTTGATCGGATATAACAATTACAACTATGACGATAAAATTTTAGCTTCGATTCTTAAAGGTATTAATCCTTACCACACCTCACAAAAAATCATTAGCGGGCAACGGTTTAATTTAAAACTCACTAACCCTCTTACCCTTGATGTTATGCAAGAAATAAGGTTAGGTCTCTCCTTAAAAGAAGTTCAAGCTAACATGATGAAAAACATACAAGAGACACCTGTTGGTTTTTCCATTGATCGGAAATTGAGCAAAAAAGAAATAAAACAGGTCTTCCAATACTGTGAAAATGATGTGTTAACCACCAAAGAGTTATTTGGGGAAAGGGAAAGCTACTTTGCAAGTAAGTTTGAAATCATAAAAGAGTTTGGGTTGCCGGCCACTTCTGTCAAAAAACAAGGGCCAACCTTGCTAGTGAAGTATTGCAAAGTAAACCAGGTACCGATAAGGACCGCTTAAAGCTTAAATATGATGAAAGAATTCCATTAGATGAGTTACCTAAAGATATCGTGCAGTTTTATAAAAAAGGTTGAAAAAGATTATGAAGCTGGATCAGACTACAAAGAATTAGAGAACAGAAAATTCACCTATAATTTGCACGGTCTTGATCACGTTTTTGGTTTTGGTGGACTTCATGGGGCCCGGGAACATTATAAAGGAGAAGGGAACTTTATGCAGATTGATATTTCCTCTTATTATCCTTCTCTGATTATAAACAACAACTTTATTCAAAACATTGATGTGTTTAAGAAGATATACCACACCCGGAAAATGCTGAAACTTGGAAACGATCCGAAAGAAAAAGTATATAAGATTCTACTAAATAGCACCTATGGTGCCATGAAAAGTAAATACAACAAACTCTATAACCCACGTCAGGCAAACAATATTGTAGTTAATGGACAGTTGATTATGACTTATCTCATTGAGTCAATTAAGCCAGCCTGCGAGTTAATTCAAACGAATACAGATGGAATCATAATAAAGTTTGAGAAAGAAATGCAACAGTCTATTGTCTGGATGCTCCAAATGTTTGAAAAGAAGTTCGATTTAACCTTCGATGTAGATGTAATTACTAAGATTGTCCAGCGTGATGTGAACAATTACGTAATTCAATATCAAGACGGCAGCATTAAAGCTAAAGGACGTTTTACTAATTATGAAGGGGGAGACTTTGAAAGGAATAGTCTTAGCATTATTGATAAATCGCTTGTTGACTATTTCATAAATGGCACCCGAATTAATCGAACAGTGGTGGAGTGTTGGAAAAAGGGCGAAATTGATCGCTTTCAGAATGTGGTAAAAGCCGGCAAGTTTGATGGAATGGTGCAAGAAGTGAAACAAAAAACACTCATAGAAGGAAGTTATGCAAGTGAGTTTTCTCCCTTACAAAAAACAAATCGCGTCTTTGCTGGTAAAGAAAAGATGTTGGGGACTGTGTATAAGGTTAAGCGAGAAAGAGAAACAAAATACTCTAAAGTGCCTTATACCAGTGACTATACTCTTGTTTGGAATGATGACTTAGAAAAACTGAATAAGCGTCACATTGATTTGAATTGGTACATCAAAGAAGCAGAAGGTTATTTGTTTTAGGGGGGCTAGGGAGCTGATTATTTGGGGAAGCGAAGAAAAAGATACTGGTTCCTGCTATACAAATTGGATGGGGAACAAAAGTATGGTTGTATGAGCAATTAACCTGGGAGAAGTGAAAGAAAAACAACTGCAAGGGTGGCGGGTGACATGAAGAAACAAACAAACGAACAACTATACCAAATCACACGTGATAAAGAAGCCAGCCTTAGTGATCGGTACGCAGCTGCCAGGGAGTTATATAGAAGGAAGTTGAAAAGAAAATGAGTCATAAAAATAAATCTTGGTTAGAAAGTGAGTACATCGAAATTAAGACCGGTAAGAAAGAAAAACGTAAATTTGATTCATCTGTAAATGAATATAAAGTTTCTTCAGAGGAGATGGAAGCAATGTTGAATAACGGATTGAACAAACAAAAGTACCTTGCTCTGAAAGAAGTAGGTAAGTCTGATAAAGATATAATGAATGAATTTCGTCTTCATTCAGTGAAGTTTTATGGATTAAAAGAAGAATGGGATTTAAAAGGCGTGAAATTTGAGAATGTGCAAAAAGGTGGTAAGAATACCCCTTGGCGGAATGATAAGAAGCAACCTGAAAAAGTAGAAATGAACACCTCGCCTAAATTAGAAGATAGTGGTGTAGTCACGGAAACCAAGATTACCACAGGAGATCAACTGGATATAGAAAAAACTGACTTTGATTCAAGCTATCTTCTTTTAGAATTAGAGCGTGAAAATGAGATGTTGAAAATTGAACTGCAAAGCGTTCAAGAGAAATATAACAAAGCCAGTGAGTTTTAAAGGTGTTGCTGTAAGAGGAAGACATCCTATTTTTTTACCTATTTGCACTGGTAAATTGTTCATTAAATTGAATTTAAAGGATGATTCTATGTCATTGTTTGACCCAAAGTTATACGAGGATAAAACTTATGAAAACCCTATGGTCTACAAGCACGGAAAGGGACCGGAAGGAAGAAAGTGCAAAGAGTGTCAGCGTTTTTATTACAAACAGTATGAGACAAAATATTTTAAATGTGAGTACAGAGGAGATACAGCTGGCCGGCACTGATCACAAAGCCAATTGGCATGCATGTAGCTGGTTTAAGGAGGAAGAAAAATGGAATTAAGGCGGCAGTATTTAATTGATGAACTGGAGAAACAAGGATTCTATGAATCGCGGGAGGGAAAACCGCTTAGGTCCTTATCACTTCAAGAAATTGAGTGTGAGTATGTTAGATTACCAGAGTTAAAGGAGATAGCCGAATGATTATAAGTTTAACAGAGTTGTATCCAAAACAGGCAATACTTAATAAGCGCATTAAAGATCAACATAACCTTCATGATGAAGACGTGTTTCTTAATCAAGTGTTAGCTCCCCTAGTGGAGATCGGGGAAGCGAGTAATGAAAGCAGGCACTTTAAATTTTGGAGTAAAGACCAAGAACCACGCAGACAGAAAGTAGCTTGGCCACACGGAGCTGGAGGTCCTCCTTCTTATGCGGATCCCCTTCTTGAAGAATTTGTCGATATGCTGCATTTTGGATTGGATCTAGGTTTAGAAATGGGTTATCACCTTGGAAAAGTAAAAGCTCACGTTGGGAGTGACCTGACTACACATACTCTTCTTCTTGCTAAGAAAGTGATTGAAGTAGCACAAGCTTACGATAAAAGCATTCCTAAAAGTATTTTGTTAGAAAGGTATGAAAGTATGATGGAATACCTTCTTGGGTTGGGTCTCATGTATGGTTTTGATCAAAAGAAGATCACAGAAGGATACAAGGACAAATTCAAAATTAATATGAGTCGCCAAAACAACGGTTATTAGAAGATAGCCAAAGGGGGAAACAGATGGGGTTTCTTGCTGGGGACGAAGTGACAATCAAACACACTGATGAACGAGGAATTGTTCTTATTGATAAAACAGAAACCTTGAATTTCATGCATTCATTTCTTGGTAAAAGGCAAGTAGTGAAGAAAACCTTTTTAGTACAGATATCCAGGAATAAAATCAAGTGGTTTGATGAACAAGCGTTGGGAATGGCTTTACCAAAAGAAGGTGTAAAAGACGAAGAAGCCATTGATAAAATGCTGATTGACGTTCATTTGAAATACAGACAATTTAAGTTTTTGGAAGGGAATTCTGAAGGGGGAAAAGTAGACCAAAACTGCGAAGGAGTGAAAAGTATGAGAGAAGGAATAGGGTGGATTTAGGGTTTGGTTGTGGTGTTTTATTCACCTTAATAATTATAGGGTTATTTTAATTATGAACATTACGACCACAAAATGAAGGAGCCATATTATGCAAAAAGGTGAAACGGTGACCAAAGAAATAGAAGTATTAAAGACTAAAAAAGGCAAAACCACTGTGATAAAGATCGATGGGCAAGTTTTTCAATGTAATCCAGACAGGGATGATTAGGTTGAGGTGAGTATATGATTGAACTGGGGATGTACCTAACCAAACATGTAACGGCTCCTTTACTTGTAGCTGCATCATTGCTTTATCTGATAGCCATTTTGTTCGGAGAGAGGGTGAGGAAGTGAGTAATATCAAGGGTTTTGTATTCCTAAGTGCAAAAAACTTTTTGAAGAGAAGAGTGAAGGAAGAAGGAAATGAAGCATATGAAATGTTTCAATGCCAATATGTACTTGAGCTATTTGAACAAGCCGAAAAGGTTGAAAATCTAGAACAACGTGCCAGACGAGCAGAGGACGAGCTGATCTATTGGAAAGACAAAGATGAAAGGCTTGAGAAGGTGATTAATACATGAGCAAGCGTAGGAAGGTAAAATACAATGTGTACTATTGCTCTGACTGTAGCTAGACTTTCTGACCGCTCCTATTCCTAGTCATGTCCATTGCCCTCGCTGCGGTGACTTCATTGATGTAGAAAAAATTGACTACGTGAACACTCCAGTCATTACTTATAAATGCAAACCATGGTCAGAGAAGGAAATAGCCACACTCCGTTATATGGTTAAACAAGACTTCACCTATGAAGAGATTGGAAAGGAATTGGGGCGAACCAAGAATGGTTGCTCTGGAAAAGCAAGAGAGCTTAATTTACGCCCGGTAAAGTATTGGACAACCAAAGAGGACGAGGTACTAAAACGATTGTATAGAGATGGATATACTTACAAGGAAATCTCAAACCAGCTACCAGGAAGAACATGGGTTACATGCAAAGGGAGAATGGATTCTCTTCGACGCAAAGGAGAAGTAATAGAAAGGAAAAAAGTGACCTCATGCCCACCTGATCCTACGGAAAAAATAGCCAGCCTTCTTAACCAGCAAAAGAGGAACAGCACTGGTCCAGTAACTTCTCTCGTAAGAAACCAACCATAACCATCATCTACAGAAAGGAGGTCACACCTTGCTCAAATACATTGAATTGGACGGAAAAGTACCACTGCATAACTTTGATACTTTCAGTACGGACCACACTAATTATGAAGATGCAGGCGTGATTCTTAACAACCAGGTCGTTGTGGTTGACTTTGATGATAAAGAATCTGCTAAAGTCGGTAATCTTATTTTTCAAAAGCACCCAACATTAAAGGTAAAAACAAGTCGGGGGATACACCTTTATTTCCGAAAACCAAAGAATGTTTTTATAAAAAATTGGGTAGGAAAGCTTACCAGCTGCGGCGTTAACGTGGATTATAAGTTAGGAAAGAAAGCACATGGGACGGTAAAGCAAAAAGGAAGAATTCGTCCGATAGAAAACAGCCATTTACTAGGAAGGTGGGAAGAGCTACCGTCTCTTCCCTTAGAATTACATCCTAGTAAACTATCACAAAGCCTGCTGGGTCTTCAGGAAGGCCAAAACAGGAATAGTTTCCTTTTTACTCATCTCTTGGCTGTTCGCGAAATGTATAAAGATGTAACAAGTGACCAAGTTGCTAATTTGGCGGAATTTATAGAAGCTCATGTGTTTGCTTCTCCTTTAGATAAAGGGGAGCTTGATAAGCTGATTCAAAGTGTCATATCCAAGACTGTTAATGAATTAAAAAATAAGTTTCTGGATCCTAAAGACATTATTACTACAAGTGAAGTCTTAGCAAGTGAATTTCAAATTAAGTATTATAATCAGTCGCTTTATTTTAAAACAGAAAATGACGGCTGGATTACCGATAACAATAAGTTATTACGTGCAGTGGACAAGCGTATTAAGTTAAAGCCAAGACAGCAAAGCGAGCTTTTAAAACGATTAGAAGTAGACGCAGAACTCATTGAGCAAGACGAGTTTTCGATCCGCTTCAACAATGGTTGGTCCCTCGATTCGTCTAATGAAGTTATACCCGCTGAAAGTGAGTTTACACCTTTTAATTTAGACGTAGCTTATGAAGAAGGAACTTATGATGAACACGTTGATCGGTTTTTAAACTTTGTCACTAAGAATAGAAAGGACCTTCGTATTGTTTTAGAAGAAATGTTTGGTCACGTGTTAATGACACACAACTTCCCGCACAAGGCATTTTTCTTGTCTGGAGAGAGTGGAAGTAACGGGAAGTCAACTTTACTTGAAATGCTAAACAGTTTTATTGGTGATCTTGGTCACACCTTATCATTGGAAGATTTTAATGAGGCCTTCCAGATCGCAACATTAGATGGAAAGCTGGCCAATATTGGAGATGACATAGACGCTGCTTATTTAGAGAGATCAAAGAACTTTAAGACACTGGTGTCGGGAAACACAATTTCAGTCCGAAAATTGTACGGAGAACCGTTTAAGTTAAAGAACAAGGCTACTCTTATCTTTACTTGTAATGAAATGCCTACGTTTAAAGATAAGTCCGGAGGGATAGCCAGGCGTTTGGTTATCATTCCCTTCGATAATAAAGTAACTGAAGTTGATCCGAAGATTGATGAAAAGCTTTCCTCAGAGTCAGCTAAATCTTACTTACTTAGGTTGGCCATTGAAGGCATGAATCGAATCGTAAGCAATGGCAAGATCAGTTATAGCAAAACAATTGAGGATGTTACAAATCAATATCTTACTGAGAATGATAGTGTACTTTCTTTCCTTTATGACATGGATTTAAAAAACATGGGTGTGGAAGGGAAGACAACGGAGACTGTCTATTTGCAATATCAGAATTATTGTGAGGATAACGGTCTGAAGCCTGTTGGTAAAATCGCTATGAGCCGAAGAATTTCTTCTACTGGTTATGAATCGAAAGGAAGAAGAGTGAATGGCAAGTTGCGGAAAGTTTATGTGAAAGCTAATTAATGTTACACATAGTTACGGGTTGTTACGGATGAAATTTCTCATCCGTAACAGCTGTAATTACTAATATAATAGTATATATACTATTTTTCTTTTAAAGTTACAGATAATAATAGTAATAAGTATATATATAAAATAAAAAGAGAAAGAAAAAGAAAAGTAAAAGGGACTAGAAAAAATACTTTTATCCGTAACGCGTAACAAGTAGACTCAAACCCTTGATATATCAACAGCTAAAAAAACTAACAAAGAAAATAGTGTTACGGATGATCCGTTACACTTAAGGAGGGGCGTTCCATTGAATAAAGAAATGTGGGAAGAAGTAGCCAGAATATCAGCCAGGCTGCAGTACAAACAACGATCCAATACCTTGAGAATGAGAAGAAGATCCAAGAGAAGAATAGAACGGATTGGCGTTTGCGTAATACAAAGCTTCTTCTTAAAAACTATCGTTCCTTCTCTCTTCATTGTGCAGACCTTGAGAAAGAAGTATCTATCTTAAATAAAGAGGAAGTTGTGGATAGCTTAGATAGTGACGACTTTGCAGTTGAAGCCATTAAGCGAAGTAAGCAACGAACGATAACAATGGTTAATTTTATTAATCAGATGCTTGAAGTATATGAGATCATGTGTGAGCGATCTGGAAGGGCAGAAGAGATGAGAAGGTATCAAACCATCTATCATTTATATATCTCTGACGAAAGATTAACGGCTGAGGAGGTCGCTGACTGTCACAAAACGAACGTCAGAACCGTTTACCGGGATGCTAACGAAGCCGTGAAAACCTTGTCTATATTGGTTTTTGGAGTGGATGGCATAAAATTAAATAAGTGAAGCTCATGTCAAAAACGTGCCATTTTTTTTGGTAAATGAAAGAGTTATAATGGTAATATGAAAAAAATCTAAAAAAGATTTCTTTCTAAGGATCCCGACATACTCACATAGAATTCTGTTAAAAGACGTCTGCTTGTTATAAGTAGGCGTCTTTTGTTGAAGTGACTCACATCTCACATTGTATTACAAAACATATAAAACAGGATTACTTACTTACTTCGTCGAATTAACTAGACGGAGGAGGAAGAGAATATGGATTCCGCAGATATAATTAATTCTTTATTAGTACTAGTAACTCTAATAGCTGTTTTTATTTACTAGAAGAGCAATACTTGTACAAGATTCACCCAGGTTATCTTTGCTAAGATCAAACATGAATCATAATTTTGAAGATAATAAGTTAACTTTAAGGTGTGAGGTGAAAAACTTTGGAAACGGAATTGCTTTTCAAACCTTTCTAATAGCAAAGATAGTTAATATTGGGAAAGAAGATCAGTATTATTTATCAAAACCAGAAATAGGGATAGAATACAAGGAAATCAATCCAAGAACTTTGAGATTAGAGATGGAAAGGCCAAATACTGAAGCGATTTTGAGTGATATAGTATGGATTGAAGCTTATGTAGTAACAATTGATTTTTTTAAGAATATACATAGAACTAAATTAGAGTTTAGCAAAAATAATGATCACCTAAAAAAGTTTTTAAATCCTTCTAAAGCGGTATGGAGGTACTCGCCTTCTTACTTTCATGTTAAGCAATGGATGAGAATGGCTAATATTCAAGGCAACAGCTATGCTGACTTAGAAATTAAAAAAGAGAAGAAGAATTTAATGAATTAAAAAAGAAGTTTGAGCCGGTAATTAAACAAATTAATAAAAAAGATTTTAATAAAGACTAGACATCCTTTTTGGCTGTTTTTCTTTTTATTAAAAAAGGGGGCATGCATAATGGATACTCCAAAAGTAACTATAAAGCTGAGAGACTTAGAAGCTTTTCAATTATTGCTTTCACGAGCAGATCATAAAACAAGAAAAGAAGTAGTGAAGTTGTTAGAAAAAGAGGATAAGAAAGATTAGTTCTGAAAACCTTCTTGGTCATGTATAATGAAACACATACATAGAGCTGGAAGGTGATACCTATGAAGTTAATTTTTTTCTTATTCCTCCTACTTACACTCATTGCCTGTTCTCCGGAAGAAGAAGCAACTGGTGAACTTATAGAAGATGGTGAAGTGACAGCTGAGGAAGAACCAAATGAACCGACTCAAGAAGAGTTAAATGAAAGGTTAAAGGAACAAGCCATGGAAGCTAACTTTACTGAGGTGAATGGTGGAGAGGTAGAAGAAGGCACTCCATTATATATTGAAGGAAAAGTAACCTTTGTGGCTGATGGTGGTCAGCTGGGTGAGTTCACCATTACAACAGAAGAAAACGATGGCCATGGAATGTACAACATTGCAAACTTCTCTATGATTGAGGAGAACATAGAAGAAGGGCAACATCTGAAAGTGTATGGCACTTATGCGGGGGAATCAGAAGAGGGGTTCCCTGAAATAACTGTAACGGTTATTGAATTCCAATTGTGACTTAGGGCGCTCATTTGAGTGTCCTTTTTTTGTTTGATAAAGGAGGGAGATAATGAATAACCGTGTGGTTTCTTGTGATAAATGCAATCAAGAGTTTCAGATAAAACCTAAAACTTTTAAGAAGAAGGGGATTGAAGAAACATATTTCAACTGCCCGGAATGTAAAGAAAAGTATGGTGTCATCGTTACAGATAAAACGATAAGAAGAAAACAGAAAGCAATCAAAGAATTGCAAATCAAGATTGACAAACAAAAGGATCCTGAGATCAAGAAGAGACTCTTCTCTCAATTTCAAAAGGATAAAAAAGAAATAGAAACTTTGGTACTTTTTTTGAAAGAAAAGTTTAGGAAAAACAAGGGATAAAATCATGAAGAAAGTTGATCCGTTTTATCAAAGCAAAGAATGGAGAAGGTGCCGAGTGGTTGTGCTAGCTCGTGATCATTACTTGTGTTGCTCATGCTACAGTGCTGGTCGTATCACCATGGCCAACACTGTCCATCACATCAACCGCGGCGTGACTACCCTGAGCTTGAGCTCACACTAAGTAACCTTGAAAGCATTTGTCCTTCGTGCCACAACAAAGAGCACACGGAGAAAGGAAGCACTGTAAAGAGAGTGAGCAAAAAGATAACGTTAGTCGAGGTTAAAGGTAACCCTGAGATAACATAGCCCCCTAAGAAGAAAGGGAGAGGCTACCCACATACTGACCGGCGGCGGAGTTTCCTTTTCTACGCGGATGTTTTTTTATGAAAGGGGGGTCACAGATCACGGATATTGAGAGGAGGTATTAAGATGGCCGTACCTACAAGACAAAAACTTATTGATTACCTTGGTGATTCATACAAGGAATCAGATGAAGAACTAATTTCTTTATATTTAGAAACACATAAATTTTACCGAAAGCTCAAAAAAGAAATCCATAAGCAGGATTTAATGTATGAATACACAAACAAAGCGGGCGCTACGAACCTAACCAAAAACCCGCTTGTAGTCGAAATAGCTAAAACGGTTCAAACCTTAAACAACCTGTTAAAGTCCATGGGTCTGACCCCTGCTCAGCGTAAGAAAGTAGTTGATGGAGATGGCGAAGAGGATGACTTCGACAGCTTCTAACGGGGTGCTGCATGTTTTAGTAGAACCTTCATCACATCTTCTATCTACCTGGTATGCTGAGCAAGTGGTACAAGGGAAAATACTGGCTAGTAAAAACAACATCTTGGCTGCTAAGCGTCACCTGAATGATCTTAAAAAGCAAGGAACTGAAAGTTTTCCTTGGGTGTTTGATGAAGAGAAAGCACATCGGCCAATAAAGTTCATAGAAAAATATTGCCGGCCTTCGAAGGGGAAATTTAGACAGTTAATTTTGCAACCATGGCAACATTTTATTCTTGGTAGTCTTTTTGGTTGGATAAACGAGGATGATGGGTTACGGAGATTTAAGGAAGGACTTGTCTTTGTTGCTCGGAAGAATGGAAAGACCACTCTTATTTCTGGTGTAGCAAACTATGGGGTTTCTAAAGATGGTGAGCACGGGGCTGATATTCCTTTGCTAGCCAACTCGATGAAACAGGCTCGCTTGGTCTTTGATGAATCAAAAGCTATGATAAAAGCTTCTCCATTACTTAGAAAACGGTTCAGGCCCTTACGAGACGCTATTCATTATGATAAAACCTTTTCTAAAATAGAGCCGCAAGCGTCTGACTCTGAAAAGTTAGATGGCTTAAATACACACATTGGTATCTTTGATGAAATCCATGAGTATAAGGATTATAAATTAATCAATGTGATTAAAAACTCTCGTGGTTCCCGGGAACAACCATTGCTTGTTTACATTACTACGGCTGGTTATCAATTAGATGGACCACTTGTTAATTACTATGAGCAAGGTGTGGATACATTAAATGGTCTTATTACTGACGAACGGACCTTTTATTATATTGCTGAACTTGATGACCCAGAAGAGTTTGACCAGCCTGATATGTGGGTGAAAGCAAATCCAAACCTTGGTGTGTCGATTAAGAGCAGTGACATGCAGGAAGAATGGGATAAAGCGAAACGAACTCCACAGGAAAGAAATGATTTTATTACTAAACGGTTTAACATCTTTGTTAATGCAAGCAAAATGCCATTTATTGATTTTGAGGTTCTTAAAAGAAACAATAAAGTCATGAATTTAAGTGACTTATATGGAAAAACCGGGATAGGTGGTTATGATTTATCAGATTCTGAAGACTTTACAAGCGCCTGCCTTTCTTTCCCTCTCCTTGGTACTGGAGAGGTTTTTATTTTGTCTCACTCTTGGATACCTGAGAAAAAGGTAAAGCAAGAAAACGAAAAAATTCCTTATAGAGAGTGGGAGGAAGCAGGCCTTCTTACAATTGTTAAAGAGGAATACATCAATGAAGAGCATGTTTTCCATTGGTTTAAGGAACAAAAGGAAAAATATAATATCGAAATGATCACTTATGACCCTGCAAAAGCTTTCCGCCTTAACATTGCTCTTAAGGAAGATGGGTTTGAAACAGAGGTGGTAAGGCAAGGTTTTATTACCCTTGGTCCTGCAATGGATGATTTAAAACACTTGTTTATTGATGGGAAAGTGATTTTTAATAATAACCCTTTGTTACGTTGGTATATCAACAATGTGGAGTTAGTTATTGATCGAAATGGAAATAAAATGCCTACAAAATCAAATAGATATAGAAAAATTGATGGGTTTGCTGCCATGTTAAATGCCCATACACAAGTAATGGAAAGACTAGTTACTTCCACTGGCGGTGATAACCTTGAAGTTATTTCTATGGCTGATCTGTTAAGGGGGTGAGGAATTGAAATGGTATAACAAAATGAAAACTAAACTATTTATGGCTGCAGCTTCATGGGCTGGTAAAAGTTTTGACTTTACGAATTGGTACGGACGCACTTTTTGGGGAGTGGACAACTCAAAATTAGCTACAAATGAAACTATTTTTAGTATCGTCTCAAGGTTATCTAATATTATGGCTTCATTACCAATTAAGTTGTATCACAATTACGACACGGTCATTAATGATGCTGCTAATGTTTTAATAAATAGCCCTAATCACAGCATGACATCCTTTGAGTTTATGAGAAACATGGAAACCATGAGGAATGAGCATGGGAACGCCTATGCCTTGATTGAAAGGAATATTAGAGGGCAGGTTGAAAGGATAACACCTATGGATCCCACCTATGTGGAACCGGTAATTGAAGCCAGTACTCAAGAAATGTGGTACAAGGTGCTAGGAAACCAAAAGACATTTTACTTTCATAACTTAGATATTATTCATCTCAAGCATATAGTTGGTGCAGGCGGTCAAAAAGGCATTAATCCGATTGAAGTCCTAAAAAGCACCAATAGCTATGATAAAGCGGTAAGAGATTTCAGCTTGAAAGAGATGGAAAGTGCTCCAAATTCCTTTGTCTTAAAGTATAAGGCCAACATAGACAGAGAAAAAAGAGAGCAAGTGATTGAAGACTTTAAAAGATTTTATAAAGAAAACGGAGGAATCCTTTTTCAGGAACCTGGAGTAGAAATTGATCCAATCGAACGGAAATATGTAGCTGCAGATACATTTACCTCTGAACGTATTACCCGTTCCAGGGTTGCTAACGTTTTTAATGTTCCAGTAACTATGCTAAATGATACAGAAGGTCAAAGTTATTCAAGTAATGAACAATTGATGCTTACATTTGTTCAAATGACTTTAATTCCTATTGTACGCCAGTATGAGCAAGAGTTTGACCGTAAGCTACTCACTCGGAAAGATCGAGAGGATGGCAAGTATTTTAAACTAAGCGTGGGTGGTTTGTTACGGGGGGATATAAAAGCCAGGACTGCTTTTTATCATGGTGGTTTACGTGATGGATGGTTAACCAGGGATGAAGTCAGAAGATGGGAAGACTTACCACCGAAAGGGGGGCGAGCTGATGAGTTATTAGTTAGTGGTGATATGTATCCATTAGAAATGGATCCACTTGAACGAAAGGGGGTGAGAGTTAATGAACAAAATGCCGGTTCACATGAAGACTGACGCTATGATGTCGGTTAATAACAAATATGAAAAGATGACGAATAGTAAGTATTGGGATATGAAGATGTCAGCTGATAATTCTGAGGAAGCTGATGTTTTTATTTACGGAGACATTGTTCGTTACCAATGGGATGAAGAAGACACAACAGCTACAAGTTTTAAAGAAGATTTAGATGACCTTGGTGATATCTCTACAATTAACCTTTATATAAACTCTCCTGGTGGTAGTGTTTTTGAAGGTGTGGCTATTCACAACATGATAAAAAGACATAAAGCAAAAGTAAATGTGCATGTAGATGCGTTAGCAGCATCTATCGCAAGTGTCATCGCAATGGCAGGTGACACTATTTTTATGCCTAGAAATTCTATGTTGATGATTCATAACCCATGGACGTTTGCTATAGGAAATGCAAAAGAGTTACGGAAAACTGCTGACGATTTAGACCGTATAGGTGGTTCTGCTGTTCAATCCTATCTTCAAAAAGCTGGAGATAAATTAGACGAAGAAGAGCTTCAACAAATGCTTGATGAAGAAACTTGGCTATCAGCTGACGAAGCATATCAATATGGTCTATGTGATGTAGTAGAAGAAGCTAATGACATGGTTGCATCTATTAATGAAGAAATTCTATCTAAGTACAAGAATGTACCGTCACAATTAAAGCAGTCGAAAACACAAGAAAAATTTTCTGCCCAAGAAATGGCGGATAGAAGAAAGATATCTGAAGAAGCAAAATCAAATTCCAATTACATTAGTGATATTTTAGGGGGATTATAAAATGACAAAAACACAGGAACTTTTAAAAATTGTAAAGCATAAAAACAGAATGAAAATGAATCTTCAATACTTTGCTAAAGGTAAAACCCTTTATGAATTAAAAGCAAAATCTTTCAACAGTTGGACAGCAGCTTCAAAAAGTTGAAGCGGAATTAGCCGAAGTGGCTATTGATACAAGTGCAACAACAGAGGATATTCAGACTTTACAAAAATCCCGCGATGACTTAAAAATGCGCTTTGATGTAATTAAACAACAACATGATGAAAGAGAAGCGGAAGAGAAAGCGAAATTTCATGCACAGCAAGGGGTAAAAAGTATTGAAGATCCAAAACAACGCATTGAAAAAGCAAAGGCTGAGCTTATTCGGGCTACAGTTCGCCAGCAACCTTTAACTAATGATGTAAGAGCTGCCCTTGGTGACGATGACACTGGTGGAGGAAAGTTCTTACCTAAGACTGTTTCTACAGATATTATTGTTGAACCTTATGTAAAGAACCAATTGCGTAATCTTTCTACATTCACCCAAATTACTAACCTAGAAATTCCTAAGCTAAATTTTTCTTTGGATGATGATGACTTTATCCAAGACAAAGAAACAGCTAAAGAACTAGAAATGACTGGGGATAATGTTACATTTGGTCGTCATAAATTCAAAGTTTTGGCTGGCGTTTCTGAAACTGTGTTGAATGGTACAGATGCAAACTTAGTTTCACATGTTGACCGGTCTCTTCAATCTGGTGTAGCTGCCAAAGAAAAGAAAGTAGCTTTTGCAACTTCCCCTAAATCAGGTGAAGAGCACATGTCTTTTTATTCTACCCAAAATAATATTAAGGAAATGAGTGCAAGTAATTTGTATCGTGCAATTAGAGATGCAATTGGCGATCTGCATGAAGACTACCGTGAGAATGCACAGATTGTTATGAGACAACAAGATTATTTTGAGATCATTGACTTTCTGTCTAACGGAAATACTACTTTCTATACCGCACAACCTGAGCAAGTTCTAGGAAAACCTGTAACCTTCTCAGATTCTGCTGTTTATCCTGTTGTGGGTGATTTCTCTTTTTCACACTATAATTATGACATCAACGTTTGTATGATCGCGATAAAGATGTAAAAACAGGTATTGAACTGTTTGTAATTACTGCTTGGATGGATCATCAAATTAAGTTAAAATCTGCATTCCGAATTGCTAAAACAGATGAAGTAGAAGAAGCATAAGTAGGTGATCCAGTATGGATCTTCAACATTTAAAAACGTATTTACGCATTGATGGAAGTGAGGATGATCAAATTCTCACTTCTTTTGTTAATGCAGCCAAAGGCCATTTAAATAGTGCCGGAGTAAAAAAGCCATTAAATGATGATGAGCATAGCCAGGCACAATATGATTTGGCTATTATGCTTTATGTTAAGAGAGAATATGATCCTTTAACTCAAGCTGAGCTAGAGAGGATCGAGAAATCTCTTGAAGGGATCATTCTTCAACTAAGGGATTATGGAGGTGTAGAAAATGAGTGAGTATACAGTAAAAAGAAAATTTAGAGATAAACATACTAAAGAAATTCACCTTCCTGATAGTATTTATAAAGCAAGTGATCAACGTGCAGCAGAGCTTCGGCAAAAAGGTATTCTTGACGAGAAAGTGAAACAGGAAGAAACAACTGAATCGGAAATCGAAGAATTTCTTGACCAAAAAGTGGAAAATGTTATTAGTGACACTGAAGGTTTAGGTGCTGAAAAATATAAGAAACTTCTTGAACTTGAAAAAGAAGGCAAGAAACGTAAAACAGTCATTGAACATTTTCAAACTCAGGTTGAAGCAATTGGTGAAGAGAATGAACACAGCAAGAGCTAGACAGAGAATAACTTTCCTTAATCCGCCTGGAGAGAATATTGATATAGATGGATTCCCTTCTAAAGAATGGACCCCGCACGTTACAGTGTGGGCTGAATTGCGTACTTTAAAAGGTAGATCATTTTATGAAGCGGCTCAAAATCAATTAGAAAATAGCCGACATTTTATTATTAGGTATAGAAAAGATCTTAACGATAGGATGAGGGTACGCTGGAATGGTAAAGATCATGAATTGGCAGCCCCTATTGAAAATGTGGACGGGCTTAATCGCGAAATGGATATAAGAGTTAAGGCGGTGACATAGCCGTGAGTATGAGATTTGAAGGTATGGATGAGTTAATGGTACGCCTTGAGAGAATGGGGAGGCAGGGAGATCAGCTGAGAGATAGGGCAGTTGATAAAGCAGCCGAACGTTTACAGCAGGAAATTGCTAAGAATGTGTATAGTACGGGACTTAATCGGAGAACTGGGATTGCAGGTAGATCAATTGTACGGTCTGATGTAAAAGACGGCACAGTTGACATAGGGCCTGATGATTCTGGTTTTTATTTGCGTTTTTGGGAGTTTGGTTTCTATAACAAACGTGCTGGTCGAAGAATGGGCCCCATTCCAGTAGTTGCTCCAGTGTTTGAAAGAAATAGGGTCCTTTTACGTACAATTATGGCTACTGAAGTAAGGCGTGGATTGCAGGGGATCAGGATATGAATATTTCTAATATTTTATCCTCCGTTGGCGTTCCTGTAGCGCGCCTAAATTATTCTGGTCCTGAAACTTCCTATGTTACCTTCTTTGAATACAATCAGTATTCGGCTTTAGATGCTGATGATGAGGAAAAAGCTACACATTTATCTTTTCAGGTGAATGTTTACTCAAAAGGTAACTATCTTTCTCTTGTGGAGGAAGTAAAAAACTAATGAAAGCGGCAGGATACCGCCGTGTATTTGAAACTGAAGAATATGAAGATGGTACGGGTTACTTTCATAAGGTTATCCGGTACCACTATTATAAGGAGGAATTTTAATGGCAACTTTAGGTTTAAGAGACGTACATGTAGCAAAGTTAGAATCTGACGATGAGTCAGGTGTTAGCTATGAAACGCCTGAACGGATTAGAGGGGGTATTACTGCTACGATTACGCCCACCATAAATACAACTACTCTTTACGCTGATGATGGGCCAAGTGAAACAGCAAGTTCAATGGGAGAGATTACTGTAGCTTTAAATACAAAGGATCTTCCTAAATCAATTCAGGCTTTGATGCTAGGGCACAAAGTAAATGAAGATGGGGTTTTAGTAAAAAGTGCGGATGATTATGCCCCTTATGTAGCGTTAGGTTTCCGGGCTGAAAAGTCTGATGGAACTTACCGCTATGTTTGGTTATATAAAGGCCGATTCCAGCCTCAAGAACAAAACTATCAAACAAAGGGAGATACACCAGAATTTCAAACTCCGACCATAAATGCAGTGTTTCTTAAGCGTGATTTTGATGAAGCGTGGCAAGTTAGTGCTGATCAACGAGATGAAGAAGTTGCAGCTGGAGTGATTGATAATTGGTTCAATGAGGTGTATGAAGAAGGAGGTGCTACCGCCTAATGCCTTCTATCACATTGTCAGTTAACGGAGAAGAAAAGATTTTTACAGTGCCTTTTATTAAAGCAAGGCACTATAGGAAAGCGTTGGAAATCACAAAAGCAGTTAATTTAAATAACGTCAGTCACACCGAGCTTGATGAGCTAGTGGGTTTTATAACTGATGTGTTTGATAACCAATTCTCTGTAGATGAATTTTACGATGGAGTAAGCAGCAGCGATTTAGTCGGAAAGATCGATTACGCTATTGCCCTTGCTCAGGGAATGAGCCAAGAGAAATATGAAAAAACAATAGAGACAATCAAAGCTCAACAGGCTCAAGCGGATCAAGAGAAGGAAAATGAAGATACGGGAAAGTTACAATCGACCAGGCATTAAATCAATTAAAAAAAATGTATAGGAATCTAATAAAAAATGGATGGACACTCTCTGAAATAGATGAGATGGACATCCTTTTTTATTTGGATTTATACAGTGAGCCTGGTGATGAACAGCAAGTTTATATTGATCAGTTATTTTAGGGGAGGTGAGTAAATGGCAGAAGTAGGTGCTTTAAGGGTCTCTCTTAATTTAGACTCCGCTAATTTCTCACGCTCCATGACTGATGTTAACCGGAAACTTAGAAACGTTAAATCAGAAATGAATCTTTCTAAGGCTAGTGGAGACAGATTTGGAGGAAGTTTAGAACAACTTAGAGGACGATCTGATACATTAAATCGAGCTCTGACGCTACAAAGAGAAAGGGTTAATCTTTTAAAGAATCAATATGAAGAGAGTGTCAGGACAAAGGGCAGGGATGCTAAGGAAACCGAAAACCTAGCAACCAGATATAATAATGCAGCTGCAGAAATGGCTAAGACAGAACGAGAGCTAGCAAGTGTAACTGCAGCCATTCAGCACCAAACAAATCCTTGGAATCAATTAAGTCAAAATTTAACTGAAACTGGTCATAAGTTTCAAGATGTTGGTGGCCAAATGAAAAACATTGGTGGCCAATTATCTATGCGCGTGACGGCACCCATTGTTGGTTTGGGGGCAGCCATGCTAAGGACAGGAATGGAGTTTGAAACCTCCATGTCTAATGTTCAAGCATTAAGCGGAGCGACTGGTAATGATCTTCAGAGATTAGAAGATAAGGCCAGAGAAATGGGTGCTAATACATCAAAAAGCGCAAGTGAAGCAGCAGATGCTATGGGATACATGGCCCTAGCGGGATGGGATACCCAACAAATGTTAGATGGAATTGAACCAATACTCAGGCTTTCAGAAGCAGGTAATATTGATTTAGCCCGCGCTTCTGACTTGGTTACTGATTCCATGAGTGCCCTACAAATAGAAGTAGCCGATTTACCTAAATACCTTGATATGGTGGCTGAAGCTTCACGAACATCCAATACAGATATGGATGCATTGATGGAAGCATTTTTAATAGCTGGTGGGACCTTTGCTGAATTTAATGTCCCATTAGATGAAGCTACCGCTTTGCTAGGTGTGCTAGCTAATCGTGGATTTAAAGGTTCACAAGCAGGTACTGCATTAAATGCCATATTTGTTAACTTAACAAGCGGAGCTGGACAAGCTGGGGAAGCAATGGATGAATTGGGTATATCTGCGTTTGATGCTGAAGGAAACTTCATTGGTCTTGAAGAAACATTGTTGTTGGTTAAAGAAGCTACAGAAGGTATGACTGATGAGCAACAAGCTCAATATATCTCTATGATTGCCGGTAAACAGCATCTAAAAACATTTCAAGCATTGCTTGCCGGTCTTGATGACGAGTATGAGGGTTTAAAAGAAAGCGTAGATGATTCTACAGGGGCGTTAAATAACATGGCTGAGACCATGAAAGATAATGCCCAGGGTAATATAGAGAGGCTTCAGTCCGCTTTTGGTGAATTATCTATTACTGTATCAGAGCACCTTTTGCCTTTTGTCTCTGATCTAACTGAGGGTCTTACAGACATGGTAAGTAAATTTGGGGATTTAGAGCCAAGCACACAAGAGAACATTATAAAAATGACTGCCCTGGCAGCTGCTATTGGACCTGTTGTCTTGGTAGCAGGTCACTTAGTGACCAGTTTAGGTTCTCTATTACTTATTGGCGGTCAGGTAGCTACAGTAATAGGAGCTAAAGGTGGAATAGTTGCTGGTTTAACCGCCTTAACAGGTCCAGCCGCATTAGCAATTGCCGCTATAGGTGGTCTGACTGTTGCTGGTGTTGGCTTGTATAATCATTTGACTGAAGAATCAATACCTCAAATCGAACGATTTGGGGATGAAGTTAGTGAAAGTACTCAGCAGGCGATGGGTGCATTTATGGACCTAAACGAAGAGGCGACTATAGCACTAAATGAATTAAATTGGTCTGGTCAAGAAGTTACTGAAGAAATGAGTGAGATCATTGTAGGTAACTTTGAACAAATGGGTGCTCAAATTGTATCTTCTTTGGAAGAAAGTAAAGAAGAGGCACTTGTTGTTATGCAAAACTTGTTCACTGAATCGACTGAGATAGCAGAAGAAGAACAAGAAGAAATTCTTAACGCTGTACGAAATGGTTATGAAGAAAGAATAGAAACAGTTAATGAAAACAATGAACGTATAAAGGAAATAATGCAGGAAGCCTCTGAAGAAAACAGAGAACTTACTAGGGAAGAAAAGGATGAAATTAACCGCATCCAGCAAGAAATGAACGAGAACGCAATTGAATATTTGACCGAAAACGAAAGAGAACAAAAAGTCATATTGGAAAATATGGAGCGTCAAGCTGTCCAGATAAGTGCAAGACAAGCAGCCGATGTGGTGAAAAATTCAAAGGAACAAAAAGAACAAGTAATTGCTGAAGCAGAAGAACAGTATAATGAGGCTGTTGCTACAGCCATTATGCTTAGAGATGAAACTGGAGAGATATCTGCCGAGCAAGCTGAAGCTATTATCTCAGAAGCACAAAGACAAAAAGATGAAAGTATTTCAAATGCGGAGGAAATGCATGAAAAAGTGGTTTCCGAAGCTCAGAAACAAGCAGAAGGCCATGTTCATCATGTTGACTGGGAGACAGGTGAGGTCCTTTCTAGGTGGCAAACGTTTCGCGGCGATTTCGAAGTTACTCTTGATACATTAGGGACTATAGCGAGTAACAAATGGGATGAAATGGGCAATACCTTAGAAACGACCTGGGAGGCTATGAAAACAACAGCTTCCAATAAGGTGACTGAAATGAAAAATAATGCAGCTGAACGATTTGCTGAAATAGCTGCAGATTCTTACACTCGTTTCCAGGAAGCCAAATCTAATATCATGGATCCGATTACTGAAGCAGCAGATTGGGTGTCAGGAAAATTAGATGACATCAAACAATGGTTTAGCAACTTAAAGTTAGAAATTCCGCAACCTAGTTTACCTCGATTGCCTCGTTTTAGTCTTACAACAGGTTCTAGGGAAATTATGGGACAAACTGTTAGGTATCCTACTGGTTTTGATGTGAACTGGCATAAACATGGTGGATTCTTCGATGAACCTACAATTGCTGGTTTAGGGGAAGCTGGAAAAGAGGCGATTGTTCCGCTTGTCGGCAGACAAATGGACCCCTTTGCTGATGCGGTAGCTGATCGAATGAAAGAAGTGAGTGGCGGAAAAAACGATAATGGCGAAAATCATGGTGAGATCATTTTTAACGAGCCTGTTTATATTCGTGAAGAAGCAGATATAGATAGACTAGTAGAAAAAATAACAAAGAAAAGAGTTAGGCACACTAGGGGAAGGAGAGGGCAGAATAAATGAAAATAGATGGGGTGCCCATTAAAAAATTTGAAGCTTTTCTTGAACAAGCGCATTCTCATGATGCCCTACCTACCGTTACCAAAACAACAAGGAGTATCCCGGGAAGAGCAGGGTTAAAAGAAACTAGTAGGAAATTTGGAGTTAAGAACTTTCATCTTTCTATTATATTAAAACAAAGAAAAAACAAAAAAGAACTACAGGCTGACATAAGAAAGTTTATGTCTTTTTTTATGATCAAAAAGGGGATCCCAAGACTGTCTCTTTAGAATTTGATTATGAAGAGTTGTTTTATTTTGTCTCACTGGAGGCAACCACGCCTGTTGAACGCATAGAGAACGCGGCACGAATAACATTCCACTTAATGGCTAGTAATCCTTATGCCTATGCTAAAGATACAAAAGCAGAAGTGGTAGGGGTTGCAGGTAAGGATTCTGTTGTCCCCCTTCTTTCCACTCAGGCAGCTCATTTTGTTCAAGGATCTCCTGTTTTCGCTTACCCAGCCATAGAACTAGAATTTGAAGAAGATGCAGCCCAATATGAAATCACTAATGAAACGACCGGGGAAATACTAAGAGTTAAGTGGGATTTTAAAGCTGGTGACAAGTTACAAGTGAATTTTCGTAACAGACGGATTGAAGTAAATAATGTATTGCGCATGAATGCATGGGACTATACCACAAAGTTCTGGAAGTTAAGGCCCGGGGATAACAAAATTGACGCTGATCCAGTAGGAAAGACATATCTTTCTTATCGGGCAGTCTTTTTATAAGGAGGGGAAAAGATGGGAAATAGAAAGAAGTTCGAAATACCAAGAGATGAAAATTATTTGGCTGCTCCAGTACGAGAAAACCCAGGAGCCGCAGGTGGAGATAAAGATTTTCATTTACCTACAATTATTTATGGTCCTGATGGCAAAACACCTATTCAAAGAGATAATGCTCTTTCGGTTTACCCTATGGGTAATGTTGTGAAAGATGCTTTCACAGGCTCAGAACACGTAACTAAAACATTTGATTCTCCTATGAGAGGGTTTGTGATCAGCAACGATGGAGAAGAAAATCTTTTCTTTACAATCAACAATCTTGAGTTTGAGGTTAAGCCTAGGGAAGTGTTTCAGTCAGCTTTTGAGCCATTTACAAGGGTTGACATTGAACCAGTACAGCTTACAGAGCTTATGTCACAGTGTAAGGGGGATGAAGAATGGTATGGATGAAAGAGAAGGAGCCACCAGTTGATAATTCAAACCTGGAGCCCCGCATTAACACGGTAGAGAGCAAAGTAAATGACTTTACCAGAAATGCTAACAGGCAAACAGCACCGTTAGGCCCTGGATACAATGTAATTAATACCGACCAAAGCACGCCTGTAGATTTTGAGATTGAGGGCAGGACGCTTGTTAATTTGATGGGGCGTGAAGGTGGTTTTGAATATGGCAACCCTTTTACCGGAGGGGGTGGGGTAGTAGTTGATGATGAAGCATTTAGCGGGAAATACAGTTTTAGGAACAGTTATACGTGGAGTGGCTTGAACCTTACAGATGATTTGAACATTGAAAAGGACAACTATGTTTTATTGGTGCGATGGTAAAGACAAACGGAGAAGAGCAAGAGCTAGAATAACATCATCTGGAAACAATAGATATGGTGAAATTAGTGATGAATGGCACTTTATGTACAATTGTTATTACTACACCGGCGACCACAGCGGGCAAACATGGTTTTTACATGGCCAATCAGAATCCGGCACTCATTCATGGTTCGATGATGTAAGGATATTTGTTATTTCAGAAGCCGAATATAACGCGATCAATGAGGGAGAATGGAGCAATTCAGAAATAGAACGACGCTTTCCTTATGTTGATTCAGTACAGCATGTGCTTAATTCCGCGATTGAAGCGCAGGGGAAAAACCTTTTACCGCCGTTTACACAATGGAACTTACCACAAGCAATATCAGTGGACGGTTATGAAGTGACAATGCAGAATGATGCTTCCTCAGCTACTAACTATGTAGAAATTGACGTTTTGCCTCACACAACTTACACGTTAAGCATAGAGGAAACAAACGCGGATAGATTCGGATATAGGGAAGTGAGGAATGCAGACGGTACAGATTTACAAAGTATGCAAACGGATTTTATAAGATTTGAAAACCCGCATACTTTCACAACAACAAGCCAAGCAAAGCGCATGAGGTTTCATTTATATTCAATGGAAGTTGAAGAGGATGTATATTATAAAAACCCACAATTAGAACTAGGCTCACAAGCAACGCCTTTCACGCCTTATAACCCTGAATATCTCTATTTCCACGAAAACGGCGAACCTTTGAAGCTGGCAGACGGTGAAAAGGTTTATCAAGATGCTGGCCGATGGGTGAAGAGTAAGAAGTGGGAAACTGATGTAGTGCTGGACAATTCATTAAATTGGGGGAGGATGGAAACAAGTAGTGAACACCAACCGCTATTACCATACCCTGACAGTTATAACGGTGGTAGTGTTTTAGTCGTTAAAAATAATGGAGAACCACTAAAAGAGACAAGATCAACTTCAGACGTTAACGCCATTTTTGTGGGTAGCAGTAACTTAATTATTCTTCTTCCTGAAGAGGACAAAGAGGGGTATGATTTTAGTACCTCAGATGAAGTTAAAAGATTCTTTGATGATAACCCCTTTACTATGAACTACAAACTAGCAGAACCAACCACAGAAGAAATAAGCCGGGAAGGGGCTATATCATTCCACGATGGGAAAAACCTTGTGAACGTCATTCAGGGCGTTGTTGTTAGGGAGAAAATGGGATTTTCAGAAGGTGTTAATATAGATTGGAATTTTAAAAGGGAAGATGACGAGCACGACCCTGATACTATGGCTAATTATAAAGTTGATAAGATAATACCCGTTTATCAAAATGAAAGTCTTTTTACAGATTATGAAACTAGAGGTGAAGATAGGTCATTTGGTAAGGATAGAGTTGTTATTAGGCCTGAACACTATGACCAAGACGCTGACTTTTATGTGACTTACATTGCTTTACCACACGAAAACACAGCTGCATTAACAAGCGTAAAAGCCCATTACATGACTAATCTAAAACAGTGGTTGATCGTTTAGTGCAAAGGGATACTGAAAAATCAACAGAAATAAGCATACATGCAAGGCAAATAGTAGAACTGTTTGCAAGGGTACGAGCAGGAGGGTTATAAGATGAATCCTTTACTTGAAAGAGCACTTAGAGAAGCTGGAATAAGTAAACAGCAGTTTGAACAAATGGTTAAGACCTTTGAAGAAGAATCTCCAGTTCTTCAAGATATTGATCAAATAGGAAATATGTCTTCGATGACCATGCAAAATGACACAGAGTTAGCGAAGCAAGTCACCATGATGATGATAAAGATGTCTTCTTTAGAAGAAAGAATAAAGGAGCTGGAGTCCAATGGTTGAGATGTATGTTACAGCAGTACAACTAGGCTTTATGGAGTTTGAAGAAGTGCCTGATCGGTGGAAGGAAAGAGTAAAGAAAGAGTTGGAAAGCGCCTAAAAGGCGCTTTGGATTATTTGGTTTATTATGAGCAGTACGTAAGGGAAGGGATATGAGAATTTTTGGTTCTCTGAAAACACTAGCCCTTCTTCTGATACTTTCAAATGAATTTCTTTTTCTTTTTTTAGATAAAGATATTCAAACAACTTGTTCATTTTTATCCACTCCTTATAAGGTTGTCGAAAGCTTCAAAGCTCCCTCACCCTTATATAAGTGTTCCCGGGGAAAGTTCACAGGAAATAAATTTATTCTTGGAGGTAAGAACATGAAAATAGAGATTTATACTACAGACGGAAAGACTCTATCAACTAATGTAGAGGACTATTCAGCTAATAATCTATTAGAGTCCATTAAAAACAGTTCTAATACTCACGTGGTAATCGGTGATGTAATCATACAATCAAATAGCATTCGCCGTGTTACACCAGTAGAAGAATAAACTTTGATGATATAAAAAATACCTTTTAGGGAGGTGAGTATCCTTGGAGAATACTGGACTCCTTGTATTTAATAAAAAAGAAGAATTAATTGGAACTATAGACAACGGAACAGGATCTGACTTTGAACCCGATGAAACAGGTTCATTTTATTTTACTGAAGCTCAATGGGTCCGGGAAATAAATGGTGAAGAATCGCTTACACTTATCATGCCAGCAGATCACGAAGGTGCAGAGAACGTAGTAAACGGAAATAAAGTAGGCTTCTTCGATCAAGAAGGCATCTTTCATTTATTTGAATTTGCCGATACAGATGAAGAACATGAGGAAGAACAATTTAAAACGGTTTATTGTGAACATGTTTATTATGAGTTAATTGACGCTGAACGTATAGGGGACATTAGACCCCAAAACCGTTCTGCTGAATATGTTCTGCAACAAGCTCTGACAAATACAAATTGGTCTGTTGGAGAAGTGGCTAACTTAGGGAACAATTCCACCAACTTTTACAGAGAAAATCCGTTATCAGCCGTACAGAAAATAGTTGAGGTGTGGGGTGGCCAGCTGCGCTGGAGAGTAGAAACAGATGGCCAAAAAATCACTGGTCGGTATGTTGACCTCCTATACAGGGTAGGAGATGAGCGAGGGAAAGCCTTTATTTACGGCGATAACGTTGAAAGTATTCAAAGAAATATAGATGATACGGACGTGAAAACAGCACTCTATGCTTATGGAAAAGGGGAAGAAACAGAAGGAGGGGTCATGGTCGCCGTATAAGCATAGCTGATGTGGAATGGTCTCTAGAAAATGGTGATCCTTTTGATAAACCACTTGGCCAGGAATGGGTGGGTGACGAAGAAGCAAGGGTTATACATGGTCGCTGGCAGAATGATCAATGGGTGCATAAATATGGAGACTTTGAAGACTCAGAGGAAGAAGATCCAGAAGAACTCATTAAAAGTGCTGCACTAGCTTTGGAAGAAGAAGCTAAGCCGCGAATTAACTATAGGGTCAAAGCTACTGATCTTGAATACATGACTGATGAATTTGGCGAGAAGATGGATCATGAAAAGACGCGCTTGGGCGATGTGTGCCTTGCCATAAACGATGACTTCAAGCCTGCCATGAGAGAACAAGTCAATATTATTAAAGACACCCAGTATCTTGGAGAACCAGAACGCCGGGAATTTGAAATGGGGAACTTTCTCCCTTTGTTTACTGACGATGATCGACTTGATCAGCTACAAAGGGAATTTAACGATAGGAAAAAGCTAATTGACGATGCAAAAAGAGGTCCTATTGAAGATAAAGATTTTCCTGATATTGTGCCTAATGTGCCTGAAGAGGTAGAGGTAATTGGTCTCTTTCAAAATGTGCTGGTTCGGTGGAAGTATGAGGCTGCTATTTATTTATCAGGATTTGAGGTATATGCTTCTCAAACAAGTGGTTTCGCACCTAGTCCTGAGACAATGATTTACCGAGGGAATACCAATAGTGTCATGCTTGAAGGGGAGACTGACAATCAATATTATTTCAGACTGAGAGCAATTAATGTTCATGGTACACCTTCAGAGTTTACAGAAGAATTTTCTGCTCAAACAGCCAGGATTAAAACTCCTGATCTTATGTTTGGGTCAGTGACCAAAGATATACTAGATGACCTATCAGTAACTGCAGAAAAGCTTGCAGATAATTCAGTCGGGAGCTCTAAGATTTTAGATGAAGCAATCAATGATGCGAAGATTGCCGCAGACGCGGTGAGAAATATTCATATCGAAAACAACGCCGTGGATAACGATAAGCTCGACGATCTGGCTGTCACAGCTGCCAAACTGGCCGATGGATCCGTCCAGCGAGACAAGATCCTGGATGATGCCATTAATTCCGCCAAGATCGCGGCCGACGCTGTCAGAAAGATCCACATTGAAAACAACGCCGTGGATAATGATAAGCTCGACGATCTGGCCGTCACAGCTGCCAAACTAGCAAGTGGATCCGTTGAAGAAAGTAAAATAAAAGATATGGCCATTACTAAAGCTAAAATTGCAGAGGCAGCAGTGGGAACGGCAGCGATTGAGGATCTCGCCGTCACGAATGCCAAGATTGATAATATCCACGCCGAAAAAATAACAGCTGGAACGGTAGCAGCTGAAAGAGTGGCCATCGGATCCGGAACGTCCTTCTCCTCTGGATATGATCCGAGCGAAAAGGAAACACCATCCGGTGCGCAAAGCAAGGCAAACGCCGCTGAAAGTTCAGCCAAGAGCCACGCAGACAGCGCGGCATCAGCTGCCGAACAAAACGCGAAAGACTACGCGGTTGAACAGGTTCCTATCAGGTGGAGCACATCCGAAGATTCTAGGGATTGGGTGATCCTTCTTTGTTCTGTAGGTTCGGGCAATAGCAATTTTGCAACGGGTCGTCTTTATGGGAAAAGGGTAAGTGGTCATGCTAATAGCGCCGTAATAGATATTGTTGTTAATCACACGAATAACGATCTTCCATCTGGAGCGTTTCGGAGTGTCGGCGTTCAATCTTCCACGGATTACGAGCTCGTAAAATGTGAATATAACGGGAGAGAGTACGTCGGTTTACGTTATACGGGTGGAGCAATGTATCAGGTATGGACGCAGGGGGCGTTTTTTGACGGGGCATATGCCAGCAGCGGTGGCGATGCTATGCGCGCTGTCGATACCGATGATCTGTCCTCTTATGAAACGCTCGATAACCGATACGATGCAGCAGAAAAAAGCAGCGCGAAAATTGAATGGCCTGGAGGATCCTCCGACGGGGCAAATTATGCAGAGGGTCGCGTCCAATTGTGGCAATACGCAGATACGGTATATATAGACGGCGGGAACATTTACGCGAACAGCGTCACAGCGAACCAAATGGCCACGGGTACGATCACAGCCGCCAGCGGAATCATCGACGATGCTGCCATAACAGAAGCAAAAATAGCTGACGCTGCCATAGGAAATGCAGCTCTTCAAAACGCTATTATTGGAAAAGCTCAGCTACAAGAAGCCATCATTGAAGATGTTCACATAGAAGATACGACTATTAGTAATGCAAAAATACGAAGTGTGTCTGCTGATAAAGTAGAAGTTGGTGAGTTGATCGGTCATACATTACGGTCAGGAACATTAGAAAGTTCTGTCATTAAAACTTCCCGTTTTGAGGCTTTGCACGGAGATGAAATCTTTTTTGGTGATCCAAACAGTATGGAAGGGCGTATTGATTGGTCAGGCGACAGAATGAGACTACAACGTAATAATGAACATTACATCAGTGTAGATGGACAAGGAGAGTTTAGAGCCTGGGCAAACGGCGAAACATACGCCTGGTTTAGTCCTATACATGAAGATGGATACACTCATGCCACCATGAGGCTAGGAAGAGGAATACTGAAGGGGCTAGGTTCAGGTGACGGCCTGCAATCCAGAAACAATAATGATTCTGGGTATGCCCCTATGACAGCCAGCCGTTTTAACGTTCCTTTCAATGGTGACGTAAATTTCTATAATGGTCGCCGGATATATCCATCCGGGATGATCTTTATATCCAAAATAACCAAGTAGAAATGAGAATGACCAGAAGCTCTATAAGGTGGGGCATACCTGGTACATCACAAACAATGGATTTACGCTACTTTGAATCCAGTCATTTACAATTAAACATTAGTAACAACGGCGTGAAGGGTTTAGGAACAACTGACGGGATACAAATCAGAAATGTGGGTGACTCAGTATATAGGCCAATAAGGCCAGTGCGTTTAATGAAGGGTCAAGACGAGAGTTTAAGAAAAACATTGAGTTGTATGACAAAGAGGCTCTTCAGCATGTTATGGAAACACCGGTGTACACCTATGAAATGAAAGATTCTGAAGAAGGACAACGTAAGCTGGGATTCATTTATCAGGAAACGCCTGATTGCTTAAAAGCAGGAGACGATTCATTAAGCCATATGGGGCTTACAGCTTTTTTATGGAAAGCCATGCAAGAACAAACAAAACGTATCATTGACTTGGAGGACTATGTATATGGAAATGAATGTGCATGATATTACTGAACAAATGCAGCAGGATATTGCGATCTTAGCTAAAGAAAAAGCAATTTTATACGCTCAATTAAAAGCTACACAAAGAGAAAGAGACGAGCTGGCTAAGATGGTTGAAGAGCAAACAAACCCTAAAGGAGAACAAAAGGAAACAAGAAAAGAGAAAAGTTCTTCCAAAGACGAGAAGCCTAAAGCCAAGTAGAGGCTTCTTTTTATTTGCCCAATGATGGACGGATAGGGGGGATATAATGCCAGAAAATCAGTTGGCAAAAGCCATAGGGGAAGTCAGGGAATGGCTCATTAAGATAGATACAAACCAAAAGAACCAAATGGAACTATTAAAAGAAATTAAGAGTACGGCTCACCATGCCTCAATAAAAGCTGATGATGCAGAAGATGCTGCTAATGCTGCCCTTCAATTAGCCCAGCAGAACAAAAAAGACTTTGAACGTTACCAAAAGCGACAAGATGCAGAGAAAAAGTGGACAATCAAAACAGGTCTTACCATTATAGGGTTCATTGTTACGTTAACGGCGGCAATGGTCCCTATTTTCTTTTCATTTTATTTTTAGGAGGTGGTATGAATGGTTGAAATTTTAGCTATTGCTTCTTTGATTGTTCCAGTTGTTACTGGTGCGGTTCAAGCAGTCAAGAAGTCTACCCAGATAGATAAACGGTATGCTCCATTACTAGCTATAGGAATTGGTTTGGCATTAGGCGCAGCTGCCTTTCCTTTTGCCGATGCTACGTTAGCAGAAAGAATGTGGGCTGGTGGTATATCAGGACTTGCTTCAGTAGGTCTTTTTGAATTAGGAAAACAACAAAAGAAAGGTGAGGGTGTTAATGAGTAAAGATTGTGTAGAATGCGCTATTTGCGGTCAGGAACTTGAGTACAAAGAAGATCGTTTTAAAAATGGGAATCATGGAGAACCGGTGTGTCTTACAAAAGAAGAGTGCAAGGAACCAGAAGAATGGGCTTTTGACGTAGAGTCCGATGATGACAGCCAACCAGATGCTGATAACTAAAATATTAGGAGGGGTCTACCTATGGAAATGATTCAATTAACGACTGGTCACAGCGCTCTAAAAACATGTGAAAACTTTCTTCAGTTTTTCTCTAACGGAGTCAAAGTTTATATTGACCCAGGTCACGGCGGAAATGATCCGGGAGCCGTTGGCAATGGACTAAGGGAAAAAGATTTATGTTTATCTACAGCCTTGCAATTGAGAGATATCCTTTTAAATGAATATAGCGGTGTTCAAATACGGATGAGCCGTACCACTGATGTGTTTAGGACGTTAGGGGAACGAGTGAGAGATGCTAATAACTGGGGAGCCGATATCTTTATTAGTATTCACTATAATGCAGCAGTAGCCGCCGCCCGGGGGTTCGAGACTTTCCGATATAGGGGTGCACCGACGAGAACAAGAAACATTCACAGCTCTTTACACCCTGCTATGTTTAATCACGCTTTCCGGGGGAAAATGCCGGACCGTGGGACAAAAACTGCAGGGTTTTATGTTATTAAGCATACAAACATGCCGGCGATCTTAACAGAGGGAGGATTTGTTACTAATAGCTCTGACGCCAGGCTCTTAAAACAATCCAGTTTTATTCGAGAAATCGCAGAGGCTCATGCCGTAGGGATTGCCGAAGCTTTGGGTCTACGAAAGAGAACGCAAAGCTCTGGCAGCACCTCAACAGGAAAAAGTGCCTGGACGGGACAAATTCTAAGAGAAGGAAGCCGTGGCCCACTTGTGACAAGCCTGCAGGAAATGCTTTTAAATCACGGAGAAGATTTAGGACGACACGGAGCTGACGGAGTTTTTGGACCAGCAACAAAAGCAGCCGTGAGATCCTTCCAAAGTAGTGCAGGAATTTCGGTGGATGGTGTAGCCGGTCCACAAACTTATAGAGAGTTACAGAAAAACCCCGAGCTGGAAATTTGGTCATAGTGACAGCTGACCGAGTGCGCTGGAGAACAAGACCGAGTTTCGCCGATTCAGCAATTGGAGGCTGGGCTACAAAAGGACAGGCGTTTACCATTGCCGAGCGTGTAAACGTGTCAGGAGCCAGCACAGACATGTACAAGCTGATATCTGGAACATATATTACCACGAGTGACAACTGGGTAACTAACAGAAGTTCATAACAAAGGCCCAGTATGATTAAGGTACCTGTTGTATAGAATGAGAGTGGGACCCGGGATTACATCGTAAGTACATGTCAATCACCTCCTGGGCCCCAACCTCACTAATAGGGGAGCCTCCGGGCTCCTTTTTTTTATTTTAAGGCATTCTGTAAAAGTTGTTAGAACAAAAGAAAGCTCTTCTTATGAAACCGAAGATATTTTCTATTTACAATAGGCAATAGATTATGAAAAGAAAGCGAAGGGAATAAAATAAGAAAGCATTATCCCACTTTACATACATACAATATCAAGGGACCTTGGTACGTGATATTCGGGCCCCTCCTTTTTCAGAACAGGAGCTTTTGTGCTCCTGTTTTTTTAAAATTATTATTGAATAACTCTACATTTATAAGTCTAAAATAGGAAAGACCCTTAATCCGAAACAAAATACGCTCACATTAAAGGGTCCTCCTACAGATCAGGGGTGAAAACCCCTGTTTTTTTTATTTTTCCTCTTTTATAAATTCATACATATCATCGGTTTTACAGTTTAACAAAGCTGCCAACTTAAATAAATCCTCAGTCCGTGGTTTAGATCGGCCGGTACACCAGTTACTTAACTGTTGTTTTTGAATCCCCATCTCCTTAGCGATATAATCCCTTCTATATCCAGAACGCTTTATGCACTCCCCGATTTTGCTAACAAGCAAAACAATCACCTCATATTAATTGTATTCGTTTATTTCTATAAGTTTGCTAACAACTCCTTTATTAACTAAATTGATGAAATATATAAATTTAATTAATACTTTTGTTCTTATTTGATTAATAGTGGAGTATGATTTATTAACCCACTCACAAGGAGGAATTAATCAACTATGAGCAAAGAAGAATTTGTAATTGAGATGAAAAAAGGTCACTTTGAAGGCTACATCTTTTTAACAGAAGAAGGAAAGCAAGTATTGGAACAATGGATGGGGGTACAGCATGCAGAAGACGAAGAGTGTGTCCTTCAATCTAAATGATCCATATGAAGAAAGACTGCTAAAACACGCCAAACAATTCCCTGTGTTTTCTGCATATGTAAAACGATTAATACAGAGGGACATGGAAGAGAACAAAACGGACATTGCGACTAAGAAACCTGTCTATCGTTCGAGTGGGGGGGAATTAAAATAGACCTTACGAAGTAATAGCTGGCTAAGGGTAAAGGCCCCTCCCCCTTTTGACCGCCCTATTGCGGATGAGGGGACGAGGGGACCAAACTTAATTTAAAAAATTGATCAATGAACAGGAAGGGGGAGGGCGTAATGGAGAAAAACAAATTAGGTGTTGGAAATTCCAGAACCAACAGAAAAATTAATATTAGAAAACAACGTTCGGATAAAAAAGTTGATATTCGTGTTCCTGCTTCAAGGGAAGAAAGAGAGTTTGCTCAGTATCAAGCTAGAATTAAAAGAGAATCCATGACATCATATTGCTCTAACTTGGTAACTGATAAGTTAAACAGGTATTATTACTTTGAAGATATCCCTATACACACGAAGATTACATCCTTCATGTCAAAGTTGACCAAGTGGTTTATGAACGGATCGTAAAGTTATCAGTATCCTGGAAGTGCAGCATCCGAGAAGCTACACATAGGATACTCATAAATGCTTTTCATTTTGAAAGGCAGGGTATTTGATATTGACCAAACAAATGACCAAAAAAAGACCAAAATTAATTGAAAAAATACCAGTATATAATGGAAGAAAGAAAAATAATAAAAGGTAAAACGCCTATAATTAAGGGGTTATGAAAAGTTACAGAAAGTGCAAATATGTTCCGCACGCAAGTGCACCCATGGGAACGCGAGCAGTATATCCAAACTTATTAATACCTATCAGACCCTTGGTGCCTCAGGCATCAAGGGTCTTTTTTGATGAAAGGAAAAGGTTAATGGAGGGCGAAGATTGTTATGTAGGTTGATATAGACTTTTTCGTTTGATATATAAAAAAGCAGATTAATACACCGACAGGCAGGATGTTTGTTTTATTAAAGGTGGCTCTCTCTATGGCTTTTGTTCATCGTGCTGGCATTGAAAGCGGTAAGCTCTTCTATTTGTGCAACGTTGTAGTCGTTGCATACCCCTTACTATAGGAGAGCTTTTCACTATAAAAAATGAATAGAATAACAAAAATGCCCCTGTCTGTTTCTAAGACGGGGGCATTTTTGCAAAAAAAGATTTATCTTTGCTTGTTTATTATTAATAGATTACTAGAAAAGATAGCTTAATGAATAGTCCTGAATACACCAATCACTTTTCCTAATACGATGCAACTGTCAAGAATGATAGGATCCATTGCACTGTTTTCCGGCTGCAATCGAATATAGTCTTTTTCCTTAAAGAACCTTTTCACCGTAGCTTCGTGCTCTTCTTCTGTCATAGCTACAATAATATCTCCGTTATCTGCTGTTTGCTGCTGCCTGACAATGACCAGGTCTCCATCAAAGATCCCCGCTTCTATCATACTGTCTCCCTGGATAGTCAGAATGAATACTTTCTCTTCTGAAACCATACGTTCAGGTAAAGGGATATACTCTTCTACATTTTCAATAGCTGTAATAGGCTGTCCTGCTGTAACTTTCCCGATCACCGGCACATATACCGCGTTGCTTTCTGAGATGATAGGCTGTTCAGGCTCAAGTTCAATAACTTCAATTGCTCTCGGCTTGGTAGGGTCTCTGCGGATGAGTCCTTTTTTCTCTAATCGGGAGAGGTGTCCGTGCAC